CGTTGATTTTGCCATCAACGTCCGGGTTCACCCCCGCGCCAATTTCAAAGCTGGAACCACCCGTGCTTTCCTTCAAAAGCGACCCGCCGCCCCCAGCGGCTAGAATGATCTGTCCGTTGGAATTCAGCGATGTAGTGATCGAGATCAAGCCGTAGCCAATGAAGTAGCCGCCAGCCCGACAGATATGCGTCTCTTCATCCGCAATCGGTAGCGTTTCGAGATTGATGGCCCCACCGTTCCCGCCGCTGTTGGGAACAATAGTCCGCGCCCGCAACGGGGCGGAGCCGCGCTCGCCACCGCTGGCAGGTGTTACAGCAATACCGCGAAGCATTGACCCCTCGACTGGGCAGTTGGGGGACACCTCCGGCGCGTAACTCACGACACACGCCGGAACCTCTGCGCCGAAATGACCGCACCGCGCCAAGAAAATCGACGTGTCGCCACCAGCCGATGTGGCGATCCCGGTGGCACCGTCCACAATTTTCGTGGCGGTGACGTTTTCGAGGTTCACGACCTGCGGAACGCCAGCGGTGCCGATACCAACCATCGAAAGGCAGCGAACCTCACCCTCCACATGCGCGTTGGTCACGTTGAGAGTTGTGGGCGTCGTGCGGGTGTAGCCCGAGGTGGCTTCGACAATCGACGAAAGACCTCGCCCAGCGGGCGCATCGATCACAACGGCGATATCGGAAACGGGGATGACAAGAGGCGTCCGCCCCGTGTCCGCACCGGTATAAAGCGCGACGATCTGACCGTCATACTCACCATCCCCGCCGAACCAGCTATTCGCCCCACGGTCGCGGATCGTTCCTTTGACCCCTTTAACGAAGCCAGCGCCCGCCGACTGAACGTCGATGATTGAACCGCCCCCGGTGATCGGGGTGATGTCGTCAATCTCGAAATCCGCGTCATAAACCGCTGCAAGGCCGCATTGCGCCTTGAGCAGTCGGCCACGGAAATTCTTGCCGCGAACGCCGCGCACGGTCATTCGATCATTGGCAAATCCGTTGACCTGCGAGGCTCCGGTGAAAATTTTGAGGACATCGCAGTCGGCATTGTCGGGATCGCCCGCTGCTTCCTCTGAAGTAACGTTGTCGAATTGGAAATCCTCGACCACTGGATTGACCGGCCAAAGGTTCTCACCACCCACATTGCGGTAGAAGATCGAGCAGCCACTCGATCCTGCGACACCCGGGATGCCAGCCCCAGCTTCGCGCGATACCAGATCGCCAGCGATCCCACGAAGGATGGGTTGGATCAATCCACAAATTTGAACGCCGGAAGCCGCGCCTTGACCATCCGCAATACGGCGATATGCATTCAGATAGCGCGGACCATCAGTCATGCGAAGGCGCGCAAGCGTGGCGGTCGAATTGTAGTAGCGGGCAATGATCGGAACTTTGTTTTGGCCGTTCATTACCCCGCCACCGACCACTTCAAGGTCGTGACCGTTCAGGTCGATGTCCCACATGATCTCCGCGCCAAAATCCGAACGCAGGATTTTTGCATTGGGGCCAAAGACCAAGCGCGTCGGCTTAGACAACTGCGCCACCATCTGATCGACGGTATAGGTGCCGTTGATGAACACCTCGGGCCTGCCGCTTTCGATTGCAGTAGTCAGCTTTTCAGCGTCGGTGCCGGGGAACTGTTCGGGGGCCGCAAATTCAACGGCTTCCAGCCCGCGCAGGCGCAGGTCCAGCCCGGCATAGGCTTCATTCAGGGGTTGCGCGACCACGGTGATGCGATCCGGGCCATAGACACCCACATCAATTGTGTAGCGGAATGGGATTTCCGTGCCCGCCGCCACGCTGGCCAGCGGACGGCCCGCTCGGGTTTGCGGCACACCGCCTTGGGTGACCTGTTCGCCGGTGACCAAATCAAGCTCAGGATATTGGCGGGCAGGATCTTCGGACCAGATGGCGAAAGGTGTGCCGTCCTCAAACAGGAACCCAACTTCGCCAACCGTGAAATCCACCGGCGCAATGACCGTTGCGGTGATTTCGACGTGATCGCCCTGCGGCGTGACCGTCTCGATCTGCGCCCGCGCGACCTCATCGGCTAAGGCACTTTCGGTTCCTGCTGGGTGATATTGACCGCGCCCAAGGGCGATGTGGCTGAGCCGACCAAGCCCCCCGTTTGCCAAGGCAAGCTCAACCGCCCGCTCACCCAAGATGTTTAGTGTCGGTGTGATATTCAGTCCCATGTGATCCTCACTGATTGTACCTTTCCGCCACCGCAGAGCCGCTGACACGTACCGCTGCGGTGCCACCGCCCATTAGAGTGGTGATTGCGAAAACTGAGTTTGGCGGGCGCTTGGCGATGGCATGACCTGCAAATCTCGCAGCTGCAATGGCGCTTTGCGAGAAGCCATAGTGACCCTCATTGTGTATTGACCTGCGCTGCACCTTGGCACGCCCAGTGCACCTTACAGCGCCACGCGCAGTTGCGCTCAATCGCGCGCGCTGCCCAACTGAAGTAACTGGTCGTTTGACATCGGAAAAACCGCGCATCGCGATTGCCGTCTGCCCATGAGTAGCAACCCGCAAGTGTTGGTGCTGAAGATATCCAAGCCGGAAACTCAGTTTCCGCGAAACTGGCGCAACTCGCTGCACAATCGCAGTCATAGACTTAAGCATACGGCTATCAAACACAGCGCCACCCGCTCCGTAGAGCGGGCGACCAGCGAATGCGGTCGCGCGAAAGCTACCCGGCGGCATGAGCAGAACAACGCCTTCCGACTCAAACCACTCCAAGATTTCGACCTTTACACCAAATGGTGAAAGCGCCTGACTGATTGCGAACCGCGTACCCTTGTATCTATGGACCTCAAGACTCGCAGCAATTGCGTTGCGCTTTACGTCTTCAGGCCAATCTGAGTCCCAAGTGTCAACTGAGTTTTCCCACGCCAGATGGTCCAGAAGACCGACATCGACCGTGACCGGGTCTTTCGAAATCATCTGGACGGGCAGGCTGAACAGCCGTTCTTCCAAGATGTCCAGCGCCTTGGCCAACGGCGTGGCCGTGGGCGGCAGCAAGGTGTCCTTCACATCAAACATCGCGCCAGCCCCCGGTGATGGATTCCAGCGTCACGGTGATGCCGGTGCAGTGGGGCGCATCGAATGGCCCGATGTCCAAGTCAGCGGCAGGCGACACCAGTTCGACATCGACCACGCCCTGCACATTCAGCGCCGCAGCGATGGACGTGCGGTAAAGTTTCCGACCGATGCGAATGCGGCCATTCACGAATGCCTGCGCCGCCGCCTGCGCCGCTGCCTGAACCGCAGATGCGGTTTCCGGGGTGGTGACATGCAGAACCGCTTCGATGGCGTAGGGCACCGGCTGCGCGGACACCACGGTCAGCTTGTCGGCCACAGGGCGGCGCTTGTCGGTGGTGCAGTGCTGGAACACCGCATCCAGAAGCGCCGCATCCGCCGTGCCATCGCCTTCGCTGGACAGAATGACCATCTTTGGTTCGGCGGGCAGAATGGCTGGGTCCAGCCCATGGTTTGGCCCATAGACCGCCACGTCCACCACGCGGTCATCGGCATCCAACGCCCAATAGACATATGACCCTTCGGTGCCATGCGGCGACCATGCTTCGATGACCAGCTGGATGCGGGCGCGAAACGCTTCATCGCTTTCCATGACCGGATTGTCCGGGTCGCTGTCATCCAGCACCTTGCGCAGCACTCCGCGATTTGCCCCGATCTGGTCAAGGTCATCGCCACGCGCCGTGGACAGGAACACCGACCGCACCGCTTCATTGATGCGGTTTTCCAGATACAGTTCCCGCGCCGCCGCCGCTTCATTCAGATAGCGCATCGGGCTGGCCGCGATGTTGCGGGCCAGCGCCATGACTTCGGCCACCTTCGGCGCATCGAAGACTTCCGCCAGCTGCGCTTCCAGTTCGACCAGTCGCGCTTCCAGAATGGCGTCGAAGTCCAGCACGCCAATCGCGGTCGGGTCCGGCAGTGTGGTCAGGTCCAGCGCGGCAAAGCGGCTCATGCGGCAAGGCTCCAATTTTCCACCCGGTCACGCATGACGCGGATGGTCTGAATGTTATCGACAACCGTGGTCAGGTCGCCTTTGTGGGCGTTCGGTCGGTGATTGCCGATCAGGGTCATGGTGACAGCCCCCGTTTCAGCACCTTCCACGGCAACATCGGTCAGTTCAAAACGGGGTTCCCACCGTTCCAGCGCTTCGGCCACGGCCACATACAGCGCCAGAACATTGGCTTCGTTCATCGGCGCATCGACCAGCGCCGGGACTTCGGACCCGAATTCACGCCGGAAGACGCGGGCATTCAGCCGCGTGGCAAGGATGGTCTGGATGCTTTGCACCACATGGTCCCACCCTTCGACCGCGCCCCCGGTATCGTGGTTCAGGTCCATGGCGGTCAGCCTTCAGCCTTGTCACCCTTGGTCGCGGCCTTTTCCGCGTCCGCCTTCGGCTTTGCCGCAGCCTTCGCAGCAGCAGGTTTCAGGCCCGTGCCGTAGGGCGGCAGGTAATACTTGGCCTGCAGCGGCGTCAGGGTGACGGTTTCACCCACGGCGCGGTGCACGCCACCGATTTCACGGGCTTGCGTCACTTCATAGTCCGCCGGGGTGGTGGTCTTCTGGTCAGCCATGGTCAACTCCATCAGTTTGGCGTTCCTGTATCAGCCGGGCCTGCCATGACCCCGCTATGCGTATGCGTGTCACCAATGTCGGTGCCGTTGTGGGTGACCTGACCGCCATCGACCGCGAAGCCCGCCGCCGTGACTGTCACCGTCACACCACCCACCTTCAGCGCCAGCGAAGAACCGCCGCCACTGATGGTCACACTTGCGTCACCGACCGAGGCCAGCACGTATTCATCACCGGCTCCTGAAGGCCGACCATTCGCATCCGAATTCAGGCTTCCCTGAATGACCGCATCATGCAGGTCGCCGGACTCTGATGCGATTTGCACCTGCTGCCCGACCGAAGGCGGGTTGTGCGTTTTGTTCGCCCCCGCAGAGGGTTCGGTCCACGGTATCCAACCCGTCAAAAACGGCTGGTCACCGTCCTGCAGCCGGACCCGCGCCAGCCCGTTGCCAGCGTCCACTTCAGTGATGACGCCGGTGCGCGATTGCGCCCGCTGGCGGCGTTCCAGTTCGGTCACGCGGCGGCGCAGGTCATCAATGATTTCCGGCAGGCCAGCCATCAGACCGGCACCGTTTCATTGACAGCATCGGTCACCACCACATCGCAGGGCACACCCCCGAAGGTGTAGAGGCGCAGCGACTGCGCATCGCGCGTGGTCATACCTGTCAGCCGTTCAAATTCCTCATAGCCCCCCGACACCGGGTCACCCACCAGCTGCTGGAACAGCGCCAGCTGCGGCACGCCATGTTCCGCCATCAGCGTCATGAAGCGCGGCCAAGGGCCACCTTCAGCCAAGGGCTGGCCATGGCGCGGGTCGGCAAAGACATCGACCGTCAGCTTGGTCTGGCCAGCCGCAAGGCGCACATTTTCCGCCGAACTGCTGGACCGCACGTGTTCCTTCGCCACATAAGCTTGCACGAAATCCCCGAAGACCTGCGCCCAAGGGTTGTTCGGGTCGGTCAGCACGCGGCTGATTTGCACATCCAGCGCGTCCAGAACCGCTTCCAGATTGGCGTCGGTCGCCGGGAACAGGTCCACGATTTGCGTTTCCCCGGTTTCCTTGTTCGTTTCAGCCATCGTGACCGACACGCCGCAGTTGAACATGATGTCCACCCGGCCATTCGACCGCAGCCCGGTCTGGCCCAAGTCTTGGGCCTTGGCCGCATCGGTGTAGACCGCGATGAAGGGGCGCTGCTGGTCGCTGCGCAGCTGACCATCAGCCGTCTGGTCGATGGCGGAAATCTGACTGTCCAGCACATTGTCACCGACCAGCGTGCCGCCAGCCTTCAGCGCCTGAACCGCCGCAATCCGCAATGCCATCATCGTCAGCGACATCAGTTCGCATCCCCAAGTTCGCAAATCAGTCGAAGGTGCGACCGATCATCGATCGAAAGCACTTCGAACACCGGCTGGCCATCACGATCCAGCGCCACCACCTTGTCGCCCTTGCGGACCACCAGCGCGGCATGCACCGCGCGGTCGATGCGCAGATGGCCACCATCCGCCGTCACACCGGCGCGGGCGTTGTTCCCGCGACCGAAGTTCATCCGCTCCGCATCGCGGTCACCCGTCCGCAGCACGGCGGTGAATTCCAGCGCATCGCGTTCCGGGTCTTTGCGACCATCGGCCAGCGGAAGATGGCGGACGGCTTCCGACCACACATCATCCACTTCGGCCATCAGGTCTTCGCGCAGACTGCGGTCCATCAGGATGCAGGCTGCAGCGCGGCCAGTTCGGTGACCGCTTCATCCAGTTCTTTGGTCAGGTCTTCCCAACCGTCATCGCCTTCGGACATCTCGCCCAGCTTGGCGTTCAGGTCATCCACGCGGGCCTGCGCAGCTTCCAGCTTGGCTGCAGCTTCCGCAGCAGCCTTTTCTTCAGCCGACTGCCCGCCGGATTTCTTCGGCGCAGTCTTCTTCGGCGCATCGCAGAATGCGGCAAAGCCATCCTGCACCACGTGGTCCGCATAGGCTTCAGGAAGCTGGACGGGTTCACCGACCTGCATCTTCTGGTCCTTGTCTTCACCCATCACATCGCCGGGCACGGTGGCATTGCTCTTGAAGGCCACCCACTTCTTCTTCGACTGCGCCATGATTGTCTCCTTCACAGGCTGAATTCCGAAGCGCCGCGCGGGCGCTTGGGGATGCAGCCAAAGGCCCGGCAGTTTCCCGCCGGGCCTTACTTCACTGTCCTGTTCTTCAGGTGTCAGGCGATGGTCAGCTTTTTCAGCACGCCGGGACGGGTGCAGACCGAAATCGCGTTCATCTGACTGTCCAGATGGCGACCCTTGCCGTTCTGCATGCCGTACTGGTGCGCGTAGCGCGGCAGGCCGATGGTGTTCACCGTTTCTTCAAGGTCCGCCGGGGCGAAGCGCGTGATGAACAGATCCGGCACACCGACCGGGAACACCCGCGCTTCATTCGCTGCGATGAAGGCCGCGCCACCATTCGCGGCGGTCGCTTTCTTGCCGGTGCGGTAGCGTTCGAAGGTGACCTTGCCGACCGTGAACACGTCCGGCGCACCGTCGCGCAGCTGATAGCCCATGTTGTCGGCAAGAAAGGTTTCGCGCACTTCCTTCTGGTCCCACAGGGCATCGTGGAAATCGCGGCCACACATCGCGTGGATGTGGTCATAGGGCGCGTCCAGTTCGTCTTCGATGGAATAGACCACATCGCCCTTGATCTTGGTGGCGATGCCTTCCACCTGCGCATTGATGCCAAGCGCAATCGGCGCAGGCACGGCAAGGCCGAAGCGGTCATAAAGGTTGTGCAGCACCTTGCCCTTTCCGGACAGGATGACGCCCTTGATGGCCCCGACCCGCTGGTGTTCCAGCGTGGCATCCAGCGCCCGCGCATGGGTGCGCAGCTTCGCATCGACGCGGTTCTGGATGGTTTCCAGCTGGTCATCGCTGCCAAGCTGGCGCACACCCTGAATTTCATCGGCCAGCACGGCATCATTGATTTCGTAATGGTCGATTTCGAACGGGATGACGCGCCGGTCATCGTCACCGATGGTCTGACCGGGGCCACCGCGCGGGGTCGGCTCGATCAGCGCCAGCGTGCCGTTGTTTTCTTCGATTTTGATGGTGGTCACGGCCACGCCATCTTCATCGAAGATACCGGTCGCGCCAAGCTGGCCCGGCACGAACGGCTGATTGTTGATTGCAGCCGTCAGGGCCAGCACAGAAAATTCAGTTTCCCACATGGTCGCGGTCTCCTTAGCGCACGCGGATGCCGACAGCGTTCAGCTGCGCCACCTTCGCATCGGTTTTGGCTTGATCGTCCACCGAAGCGTCGAAAGACAGCATCGGCAGCTTGGCTTCGGCATCGCGGTCGATGGCGGTGACTTCCACCGCTTGGTCGGTCGCATCGACGCCATAGGCCAGAATGGCCACGGCGGTTTCGGCACCTTCTTTGCCGACCACTTCGGCAGCGGGCGCGGGAACGTATTCGCCGGTGGCGGTCACCTTGCCCAGAACGGTGCCAGCGGCCAGCTTGCCCGCGCCATTGGCGATGGTGACGATACTGCGCGAACGGCGGCCTGCGGCCTCAGACAGCAGGAAAACCAGATTGCGGGTCTGCATGGTTGCGTTTTCCATGGCTTATGCCTCCTTTCCGGCACGGCGGGCGGCATAGATGCCCCCGGTGTTGATGGTGGCCTTCGGCTTGGCCGAAGCGCCCGGCGCGGGTTGCGCAAGGTCAGCGGCGGCACTGCGGCTGGCCTGATACTTGGCGGGGTTCGGCGCATCGTCGGCCTTCGCCTGCGGCGCATCGGTTGCTGCCGCCTTCAGCGCCGCAATGGCGTCATCGGCGGGCATGTCGGTGTCGAAGGCCAGATGCTTCGCAAGGGCTTCATGCCCCTTTGCCGCATCGTCTTCGGTGATGGCTTTGATGCGGGCCTTCACATCCGCAGCGCTGGAAGCATCAGCGCCGCCGGTCGGCTGACCGGGGGCCGGATTGGCGGGTGTCTTGTCCGCCGCTTCGGGTTTGGGTGCCATGGTCGGTGTCTCCTTTTCATGGTCCGGGGGTTGCACGGCGGACGCCGCGTTTCGGGTCGCAGCTTCGAAGGACCACTTTTCCTTCTTCGCCATGGCCACGAGTTTCTTGGGGGCTTGGGAATAAACCCGGTAATCGAAGGCGGCGACAGCCTTGGCGCGGCCCCCTTCGGTGTCGGTTGCGAACCCGCGTTCCACCGCTTCCGCGCCGGTCAGCCACAGTTCGGCCTTCATATCTTCGCGGATGGTTTCGGCATCTTCGCCGGTCTGTTCGGCGTAGATATCGGCCATCAGGTCAGCCAGCTTGTTCAGCTGTTCGGTGGACTTTTCGTGGTCGCCCGCATTGCCCCACGTGAACTTCGCCGGGTCATGGATCATCATCAGGGCACCGGCCCGCATGGTGATGGTGTCACCCGCCATGGCGATGACCGAAGCCGACGATGCCGCGATGGCATCGACCACCACGGCAACATCCCCGCGATGTGCTTTCAGGGCGTTGTAGATGGCAATGCCGTCATCGGTATAACCGCCGCCCGAATTGATGCGCACGGTGATGTCCGCATCACGCCCCAGCATCGCCAGCGCGTCGATGACCTGCGATGCGGTAAAGCCATCACCCCAAAAGTCATCCCCGACGAACCCGTAAAGAACGAGTTCGCCATCCACCAAGATGGTCATGTCTGTCTCCTTGTCGGTCAGGTGAAGCGGAACCGCTTCGCATGTCTGGTGCGGGCCGCGCCGCCGGTCTTCCGGCGGCAGGCGTTTTCGTATTCCGCAATCAGCTGTTTCAGGTCATCCAGCCGCGCCCGCTGGAATGTGACTTCCTCGCCGTCCATGCGCACGGTTTCCCGAAGCTGGCCCGCACTCAAACGAATGCGAACCTTGCGCAGCGCATCGGCCATCGCACAGGGGTCATCCATCTGCACGACATCTTGGCCAACCTTCATCGTACTCATGGGGCAGGCTCCGTTTCGATGACAGGCTGCGCATCCCGTGCCGCATAGGGCGATTCCATCCCCGCATCGACATAGCGCTGGTGTTCCCGCTGGCGCTGTTCAAACAGCGCATCCGGGTCCACCCCAAGGTCGCCGGTTTCATTGGCGATGGAACTGGTGCCATTCGACAGCCGTTCGGTCGAAGCCCGTGCCGACTTGTAATCGTCCGCCGTGGGCTTCGCAGGCCCCTGCCAGTTTGCAGCTGCCACCCGGTCACGGTTCGCGCGGAAGGCTTCATATCCGCCTTTGAACGGAATGCGGCCTTCGCCCACCTCTTCATCCAGCCAGTTGCCATAGACCATCTGGCACATCGGAGCGGCAATGCGTTCGCGCCGCCGCATCACCACGGCCCAGATGGACGCATTTTCCATGCGCACGCTGGAATAGGTCGCAGCGGTGTGGTCCATCGTCAGCCCGCCATAGGTGATGCCGATGGTGCGGGCCATGTCGCGGGCAAGGCTGTTCGAAAACGGCAGGAAGTCCTGACCGGGCACCTTCGCGGTTTCCATGCCCAGCTTTTCGCCGGGGCCAAGGTGCGACACCTGCGGGTCAGCGCCAACCGAAATCCGGCTTTCCGCTGCCCGGTCCAGCTGCGCCCCAAGGAAGTCCAGATACTCCTGTGCATACCCCGTGCCGCCTTCGCTTTCCTTCAGCACTTCCAGCGCTTCATAGGCATCTTGGCTTGGCGCTTCGGATGTCAGCGTGATGGCAAAGACCGTCTGCAGAATGGCCATCTGCAGGGTCGCGTCATCCAGCATTTCCGCCTGAATATGCTTCCGGAAGGCCGGTGCCAGCAGCGAAATGCCCCGAACATCAGTGGCGTCCATCGGGTCAAAGACGTGCATGACCAGCGGGCGACCATCGACATCGAATGCCGCATAGTCGCGCTTCGACTTCAAACCGCCGGTGACAGTTTCGAAGCGATAGGACACCGGACGGCCCTTGCCATCGTGATGCACCCCTTGGAACAGCCCTTCCAGCGGACTGGTGTCCTGCACCAGTCGGGGCGGCGGAACAAGGCACAGCTTGGTGCCGCTGGTGATGCCATACCGGCTGCGGTCGCCTGCGGTGAAGAAATCGAAGACGCCGGTCGCCTCGCCATAGGCGATGTGCCAGCGCAGCCCGATGTCCACCATCTGCGGACCCGTCAGCTTGCCACGCATGTCGCATTCACGGGCGTTGTGCCAATAGGCCCGCCAGCGCTTTTTGACCAACCGAATCCAGTCAGCCTTTTCCTTTTCGTCATACCCCATGCCCGAAAGGTCCGGGTCAGGCGTCAGGGTCAGACCCACGCCAACCGTGTCGGCCAGAACTTGGTCGGTCGCACCTTTCAGGCGACCGCTGTTCTGGATCAGGTCCATGGCCAGACCTGCAGCCCGCGACCATGACCGGCGCACATCGTCACGATGGCTGGTCAGGGGCGCGACCCGGCTGGCGATGACGCCACTCTTGGTGTCACGCATATAGCGGGCGGTCGGGCGCGAAGACCGTTCAGCCGCCACCAGTGGCGTTCCGTCTGGCTTGATTAGACCGCTCATCGCGTTCCCTTCGAATTTGTCAGCGGGGGCGGGATTTGAACCCACGATTTCACCGACCTGACCGGCCCCGCTTGTCCTTGCCTGTTCCGGTCCAGCCTATGTGTTCAGCCGGTTGCACCTGCGCTCACGCGCCCGGAGTTTCTCAGGTCAAGAAGTTCTTCGTTTCCACTTCGACCGCGCACGCTCTTTGGCCTGCGCTTCAGTTTCGTCTTCGGCGGGCTTTTCATCCGCCACCTGTTCGGCTTGCGGCTGCGCCGCCATCAGCAGGTCTTCGAAGTCGCCCTGCACATCTTCCGGCGGGCGTTCGCGTTCCGTCATCAGGCGGTCCCATTCGGTGTCCGGCAGATTGCGCACCCCAAGGCGAATGGCCGCAGCTTCCGCCTGAAGGTGGGTGTCCAAACCTTCGTTCGCTTGATTCGGGTCCTTCACCCACAGATACCGGGTGAAGCCCGATTTCGCTTTCTGCGCCTTCCGGCTTTCCGCCGTCAGCTGACGAAAGAATTCATCTTCCAACCCTTTCGGCAGGGCGATGAACCCGCGTTCTTCCGGATCTGTCTTCTTCAGGTTCCGGTAAAGCCCCATCTTCAGAACCGACGATGCGAAGTTGAAGAAGCGCTTCGAATAGCGAACGATCTTGCCGCGCCGATTCCGTTCCTTCTTCACCTGCGCCAGCAGCGGGGCGCTTTCAGGATGCACACCACGCACCATGATGACGCGGGATGCCGGGTGCCGACGCGCCCAATCCCAAACGTCTTCGGTGTAGGCGTTGCCGTCGATGGCCAGCAGGTCGATTTCAACCTTCCGGCCATAGGCGTTCCGAAAGCCCTGCCGCAGCAGGCCGTTCAGTTTCGACTGGCACCCTTCATCGGAAATGTGCCCATTGAACACGCCATATTCGACCACCGCGCGGCGCTTGTTCTGACCCCACGCGACCACCTGCCATTCCACCCGGTCGCCCTGACAGTCCACACCGCAGGTCAGCAACGGGAAGCCCGCAGGGATGGTGCCGTGGGCATAATCCGATTCCGACGCACGGTCGCGGATGTCTTCCCATGGCGGCGCTTCGCCCAAGACGCGATAGGCTTTGCCCACCACGTCATTCCAGAAGGTCTGCTCCTTTGGCGGGTCGCCCTTGGCCGACAGCCATGACCGCGCGATGCGTTCAAAGGACTGCAGCAGCGAATAGGCCGACCAGATGTAGAATGACCGGTGCACCCGCTTCATCTTCGGGTTCGCGGCGATCCACTTGGCTCCCCGCAGCATCTTCGGGCGGTGGTGTTCTTCAATCGAAGCCCCGCAGCCTTCACAGGTGAAATGCGCCCGCTCCGGATGGTCTTCATCCAGACTGGCCAGCATGTTTTCCCATTCCAGCACCTGCATGTGGCCGCATTCGTCATGCGGGCATGGAACGTGCAGAAATTCCTGACTGCCGGACTCAAAGTTCTTTGTGATGCGACACCCCGGAACCACCATGGGCGTCGAAATCTTGAAAATCTTGGCGAATTCGTAACCCTGACTGCGGCTGTCCGCTTGGGTTTCCGGGTCGCCAGCGCTGTTCATATCCCACTTGGCAAGGTCATCCTGAACCTGCCGGGACATGGACACTTGCGAAAGCGAAGCGGGCGAATTCGCGCCTGAAATCTGGATAGCCCCGCGACCGTCGCGGCGCTCTTTGTAGAAAACCGAATCCTGACCGTCGCGGGCCTTCATCGGGAAAATCTTGCGCAGCGCCGTGGTGCCTTTCAGCATCGGGGCCAGCTTCATCTTCGACCACCGCCGCGCGTTTTCGTCGGTCGGGTGGACATAGAGGAAATCGCCGGGGTCCATGTCCATGGAACCGCCGGTGAAGATATTGGCCAGCACCGTGCCGCCCAGCTGCGCTGATTTCGACAAGGTGACAACCCGGCACGGGTCATCGGGCGACAAGGCCCGCAGGATTTCGTCAAAGTAGCTGAAGCGTTCCCGGTTGTACGGGCCGGGCAGCGGACTTTCCCGCGACGAAAAGACGATGTTTTCTTCTGCCCATGTCAGGTAATCGACAGGCGGCGGCGGGTCGATGACATCCGCCAGAACATCGTGCGCCATCCATTCGGCGCTTGTGACAGCGACATCCAGCATCAGGCATCCAGTTCAACCGAGGTGGCCACGTCCTTTTCCACTTCATCCGCGCGGGCGCGTTCTTTCATCGCCGCCGTCTTGCGGACCTTTTTGAATTCCGCCCGCAGCAGGTGCAGGACATCGCGCTGCGGAATGTCGAACTGTGCGGCCATCGCGGCGGCAAAGTCAGGCAAAGCGCCTTCGAAAATCTGAAGCATCATCCCCGCGATGCGGGTCATCTGTTCGCGGGCATCGTCGGCAGACATCAGCATGCCCTGCCGCAGCGCTTCATCCGCCGCCTGAATTCGATTGCGGCGCAGCTGTTCTTCCAGCTTGGCCCGCTTCAGCTGGTCTTCGACGGTATCGGGCTTTGGCGCAGCCGGGGTCGATGACGCGGCAGGCGCTTCGGGCGCGGCCTGTTCAACCGGGGCGGCTTCGGCCATCGGCAGGCTTGGCTGCTGGACCGGCGCAGGCGCAGGGTCTGGCGCGGCGGTGGGTTGCACCTGCGGTGCGTCATCCACCGTGGTCCGGGTCGCGATGCCATTGCCAAGCGATTGACCGATGTCACGGTTGCGCCGGACCTGTTCAACCGCGACCGGGTAAATGATCTTGCCGGACTTACCCGGCTTGGTGAACGCATCGTCGCGCAGGATGTCCTTCGACTTCCACTGACTGACCGCCGCGCGGCTGACCCCCATGGCCCGCGCGAAATCGGCCTGCGACATTTCCTGATGTGCTGGCTGCATGTGTGCCTGTCCATCCTGTCCGGGGCCGGTGGGGCAGGTATGTTAAGCGCCCGGCGTTAAGTGAAATCCCCTTATTGTTAAGGCTTTGCAAAAGCCGTCTGACTGCCGAACCCTCGGGCCGCTTCCGCACCGCGTGCTTTCCGGACGGGGTACGGTCCCTTGCCTTTTCGGGGCCGGTTAGAGGCCCAGAAGGCGACTGATTTCATGGTCCAATCGGCGCGGAAGCTGTTCAGACACTGTGCGGTCGAACGCTTCGGCGGTTGCCCCGTCCACCATTTCCGCCGGGATGACCACACCGGACTTTTGCTTTTCCAAGTCGGTTCGGTTGCCAACCCGAAGGAAGACATGACCACCCATGTTCAGAACCACCCGCCCACGGGTGAAGCTGCCACCCTTCAGGAAGGTGCTTTCGTACAGTTCGCGCTTGCCCCGCACGAACGCGGTCACGCCCTTGCGGGTTTCGCGCGGCTTGAAATACTTCAGCGACACGTCACCGCCAGCGGCGGACATCGTATAGTTCAGGTCCGACCACGTGGACCGCTTGACCTTGACCGCCTTGCGGATGGTCTTCTGTGGCAGTCCGGTTTGACGTGCCAGCGTGCGCACGACTTGCGTGCGGGCCATGTCGCCGGTGCGGTTCAGCGCCCGGTTCACGGCCTTAGGCGCTTCCGCCCCCAAAGCGCCCAGCATGTTTTCGAACCGCTGCAGGCCCTTCACATCGACTTCGCCCACGCTGAACATCACCCGCCCTCCGTTCGACTACCGTCACAAAAAAGGCCAGCCGCAGGATTTCCGCGACCGGCCTTCAAACCGAGGGACAAGGGAATGTTCAGATGCGCTTCATCGCTGCCTCCGTTGCTGGCGTTCAAATCTCACACAACCGTCAGACATGAAAAAGGCCCGCGCTTTCCAGCCGGGCCATTCCATCCATTGCAGCAGCAGTGTCACAGGCGGCGGCGCTTTCGCGTGGGTGCCCGGACTTGACGGCATACAGTCGAAATCGGGTGCATCACATGCGACTTCGACCGCCCGGAACAATGGCATGTATCTTTCAACAGTGGCCACCGAACCTTCGTCTGATTCCGACTGTTAAGGGAAGATGATGTGTTCCGTCAACCCCCCTTAACAATATCGAGTGCGGCTTAACATTCCGCCGAACGCACCGCTTCCAGCAGGTCAGACCGAATTTCCACTTCGATTTCGCCGCCCAAAATGTTCAGAAGCGCCCGCACCGAAGGGCCAACAGCATCGACCACCCGGACCTCCTGACCATCAAGCGGACCCGCCACCACGCGAACGGTGTCACCCGCCGCGAATTCGCAGCCCGTCTTCAGGTAGCGATGACATTCAGGAGACAGCTGACCGCCGCCCCATTGCCGCATCAGGCGCATCACGCGGGCAGGCGGGATTTCCACCGGACGCCCGCCGGTGCCCATGACGCCGGTGACCACATCCAGTTCCATCAGGTCATGCCATCGGCTTTCCCCGACCGGCCAGCCCACGAACATCCAGTCCACCAGAAGCGGCTGCGACACGAACACCTTGTCCGGGCTGAAGCGGTTCTTGCGCCGCAGAACCTTCTTCACCGGCAGGAAGACTTCGAACCCCGCACGGCGCAGAAGGTGTTCGGGCAGGAACACCCGGTCGCCCGTGCCATCGATCCGCCGCTTGCGGACGCGGCCCGCGCGGTCGCGGTAGACTTCGAACTCGCCCCCGACCGTGACCGTGCGGATGCCGCCCACCTGTTTGCGCTTCACCCGGCACGCGAACCACTGCATTTCCTGCGCTTCGATTTTACCCATCAGCATGCCGCGCCCCCGCTTCCTTGGCCAAGGTCAGCAATGCGCTGGCACTTGGCGATGGTGGCCAGACGGCGCGACCGCCACTGGTCTTCGGCAGGGGCCAGCGTGTCACCCCGCGCCAGCTTGGCATCCAGATCCCGCATTTGCCGGATGGCGCTGTCCGCCTTGTCCTTGATGGACTTCACCGCCCACGACCCCGGCCAGCGCCGCGATACCCGAAGTTCCACCAGAAGTTCCGGTGCCCAGCCACCCGCCAAAGCATCCAGCCCCAGCTGGTTTGCAAAGACCGCGCGGATAAGCGGCGAAGCATCATCGCCCGGCGGCTGGATTTGCGCCGCCCATTCCAGAATGCGCTGACCAATCGGGAACCGGTCTTTGTCCTTGCCGCCCGCATTCGCGGCCACCTGTTCTTCCAAGGCCATCAGGTTCGCATCGGTCATGTAGGCCAGCCGGGCACACAGGTCTTCAACCATGTCGCCAAACTGCGCCTTTGTCAGACTGGTCGGCTTTGCCAGCCCCCGCCGCATCAAAGGGTCAATAAGCACCCCTTTGACCCTTTTTTCACCTTCTGCCTGTTCAGCACTGTCCATCGGTTCTTGCCCTTCTTCATTGCATCTGCCCCGGTCTCAAATGGCGCTTCGGTCGGTATTGGGGCGCTTTTGGCAATTTCGTTTTTTTATATTTTCTTCTTCTTTCCTTTCAGCCCGGAAGAAATCGGAACGAACGAGGCGCAAAACGTGCAAATTCCATCCCAAACCTTCCGTTTTTCTTCCGGATTCCTTCCGGCTTCTTTCCGCGTTCCTTCCAGTTTCCTTCCGGCGGAAGAAACGCGGAAGGAATTCAGCAGCCGATTTCGGCCTTCCAGTCGATGCCTTCCTGCGCCAGCGAAAATGCTTCCAGCGCCTTGCGGATCATTGCAGGGCGGCGCTGACCCATGGCGTCAAAGTGGTCCACCAAGAACTGGTCGAACTGCAGCACCATCACCGGGTCTTCGGTCATGCCCTTCGGCGCACCGCTGCGCAGCATCTTGTCTGGCAGCGCGTCCAGCCGCTTGCGTTCGCGTTCGGCTTCGCGCTTGGCCAGACGGTCTTCGCGCAGCCCAAGGGCATCCTGCGCGATCTTCAGGACCACCGGGTGATACAGGCGCACATGGCCGTTGTCGCAGCGGCATTGCTTCCAGTTGTAGAGCGGGCCAATCGGGCGCTCCATCAGCCGCCGCCATTCTTCCAGCGATTCCCCGGCCAGACGCGCCAGCAGGCGTTCATCGACAGGAAGCGTGCCCACCGGGTCTTCCTTCTGCGCGATGTTGAAAAGGTCGAAGCCGACCGCACGGACTTCCTTGTCTGCCAGCAGGCGGAATTCGGAATGAAGCCACCAGTCGAAACGCCACGTGATGAAGAAATGGCTGTCCAGCCGTTCGCCGGACGGGATTGGGTATTCATACAGGGTGTCGCTATCGACCAGCCGGATGGTCTTTGCCGCTTCAGTCATGCTGCCTCCTTTCGGACGCACGTGCCATGCGGTCGCGATACCATTCCGACTGCAGCCGGGTGACATAGTTGCTACCGGCGCGGGATAGTGCCCGCAGACCGGCGTCCTTTTTTTCATATTTGCCCATGCGCCACGCCAGCAGGGCGGGCGCGGCCTTCTGGCCGATGCGGCGCATTTCGGCTTCATCCATCTTGCGGCAGGTTTCGCAGCAGTAGCGCTGCCAGCTGCGCGATGGCGCGAAGACGCGCGAACACATCGGGTTCAGACAAACGCCCGGCGCGACCAGCGGAAAATCCGCCAGTTCGCGATGCGCCGTGACGTGAAAGGGTTCCAAGTCAAAATGCGCCGCCGGTGCATTCGCAAGGCGTGGTGCCGGAAGGGTCATGGTGCTGAACCCCCTGCATCGGCGCTTTCCGCGTGAAATGTGGCGGCGGCGAAATCCCACCGGATTTGCGTGAAACCGACCGCTGGCAGGCCATAGCGATTGTCGAACCAAGCCTGCATATTGCCAGCGCTGGCGAAGCCTTCGATGCCCGCCAGCCTTTCCATGTTCGCGCCCATACAGCCCACGCCGTCGATGACCGCACCCCAATGATGGATTTCGACCGGCTTGGAATAAAGACACGGCACCCGCAGCAGCAGGCGACAGGAAGATGTTCGCATGCCCACATACAGCTGCAGTTCATCACCCGCGACCGCATGGCGGCGCTTGCCGTTCGGGCGGATGGTGGACAGCTTGCGGCCCGACAGGATGTCATAGGCGAAGTCGGTCTCGAAGTTATAGGCCACCATCAGCATGCACTCCTTGGTGATTGCGACCGCCGATGTGCTTCACGCATGGCCGCACCAAGTATTCGCTGCATAGCCGCTTTCGACCCGCGCCGGATGGCCTGCGAAATGTAACCCTGCCCAAACCCAAGGACGCGGTTCGCCTCTTCCATCGAAGAAAATGAAAGGGTTCCGATAGTTACGGGCTTCCACGTTGCGTGACTCTGCCGAAGTAACTGTAAAAACCCTTGCGACCGCCCTTCATTGATGGCGCGATAAACCGCGCCGGGCGTGACCCCAAAATGCGCCGCCGCGTCCTGCGCTGACGCGAAATCCTTGCCATTCATCTGGACAGGCATGGGTTCCCGCCCAACCGCGCCGGTGCCGATGCGATGCGTGGTGCCCTTGCGCACCGCAATGCGCACCGCGTCCGGCGTGACCCCCAAGGCTTCCGCCGCCGCGTTCGCATCCGCGTAGACCGTGCCGCGCACGTCGATGTTGCTATACAGGCGCTTACCCATGACGGCCCCCATCTGAAGGATAGGGGCGGGCCGACAGCCCATAGGCTTCCAGCAGCTTCAGCACGTTCGGCACAACGCGCAGCCGGTGCCAGCGCTGTTCGACCGCGATGCGCGACCGGTCCAGCCGGGTTGCGATGGCGGTGAAGTTGTCACCGGCGGCACGCGCCTTCAGCAGCGCATGGTCATCCGCAGATGACCAAAGCGGGTGAAAGACCGACACCAGCCGTTCCGCCGCATGGGCGGACTTGGCGCGGTTCGATGAAAAGCTGGCGCGGGCGTTCATATCAGCGGCTCCTGCACAGGGGCAGCGGGCGCTGGCACGAACAAATCCGGCTGACGATAGGCGTCTTCGACCCGCTGGCAGGCGATGTCGAAATAGGCGGGGTTGATTTCTATACCCACCCCCCCCCGTCCATTGCGGGCTGCGGCCACCAAGGTGGTGCCCGACCCCATGAACGGGTCAAGAATGACATCGCCGGGATTGGTGAAATCGGTGATGATTTCAGACATCAACCGCCACGGCTTTTCGGTCGGGTGACCGCCGTGCCGGTCGGGTGGATTGGTCAGGTGACGATAGATGCCGCGCTTGCCACCCGCATTCCACTTGGCGTGGCCATCGCCCGCCCATGCGGTGACAAAGCACTCAGCACCCTGCGCCGGACCCTGACCGTTCAGCTGCGGCGTGCTGTCAGGCTTCACCCAAATGCACGCCCGCTTGTATTTCATGCGCGAAGGATTGATGGCATCCGCCCATCGGGCGACACCTTCGACCGTGCAGAAGGCCACGAACCAACCCCGGCACATACCCGCCGCCATGTCGGTGAAGTCGCTGCGGATGGCATCGATGCCCGCGAAATCCAGCCCGCGCAGATCCACACCTCCGTCATTCCGGATGCGCCGCTTCAGGCTGTTCTTGGCATCGTGCAGCGATTGTTCATAGGGCGGGTCGGAAATGATGTGGTCCACCGGACCAAGCCCCGGCATCAGCGCCAAGGCATCGCCCAGGATCAGGCGGCAGTTGCCGATGGTCACGTCTTTCAGGATGGCACCGGTCATGCGGCACCCCCGAATTCCGACCCTTCGGCCACCAGATAAACCGGCACATTGTGCAGCAGCGCCCAGCAGGCTTCGCGCCAGACGCCGCGCGACACATCCCATCCGTCCATCTCCGGGATGACCACGGCACCACAGGCCGACAGCATCGGCTGGCACCAGCGCGACCAGAACGCATCATCCAGCGGGTCCAGATGACCTTCGACATCCGCATGGCAGATGGCGCAGGACATCAGGATGGGCGATGCGACGGTGACACCTTCAATGGCAAAAGCCCGCGACCAGCGGGCGGTGCGGACCTCGATGTCAAAGGATAGGCCGCGATCCCATTGCAGGTCATCGTTCAGAACGGCCTTGGTGTAGGGCGTGGCCAGATAGGCCATGCGGCCACCGACGCGGCGCACCACGTCCATGAACGGGCAGTCCACGTGCAACAGGATGTTGCCGGGATAGCTGGCCTTCAGCCATGGCCAGTCGGGCTGGCGCGGGAAATTGAAATCAAGCCCCATCATGCATCCCCGCAAAGGGCGTCATACAGGTCGGGCCAGCGGGTGCGGGACAGCGGGAGAAGGTGCCGCCCCGCACCACTGGCAGCGCCGGAAATCTCGGCACTACCCCCAGAGCCAGCCCCACCCGTGGCAGGACCGACCGCGCCTTGCGCCTGTTTGGCGTGGCCGACCAGCTGGCCCACCACGCGCTTGGTCACCGATTGCACCGCAGACCGGTGACCGGCGACCGTCAGGAAATCGGGATGATTGCGGAACGCATCGACCACGGCCCCTTCGACCAAACGCCAAAGCCGCCCATGGTCGCGATGCTTCAGGACGGCGGGATGGCGGGCAGAGGGGCGGCGCAGCGTGGTCACTCGGCACCCCCGTTCCCCATCGACTTTTCCAGACGCGCCCGCGCTTGGCGCAGGGCGAACATCGCTTCATCGACTTCCTTGATGGCCTGCGCACATTCATCGGCGCAGGTTGATTGTTCCGCCGCCAGAATGGCCGAAATCGCTTCGCCGCTTTCCTTGGCGATGCTGGACCCGTCCTGCAGCAAGCTGCCACCTTCTGAAACGGGGCGATGTTCCAGCCGTCGCGCCATCATGCGGGTGACGGGATAGCGGCCAGCCGCATCTTCCAGCGCGATGACATCGGCCACCGTCCAGTCCAGATTGCCGCTGACCTTTTTGCTGACCGTGCCCTTGCTGGCACCGCCGCCCCACCGGGCGTTGAAGGTTTCGGCCACCGCGTCATAGCAGCCAAACCAGTCCACAAGGGACTTCATGTTCGCGCGAACGATTTTGCGGAAGTCAGGCATCACGGGAAACCTCGTTTCCTGTGCACGCGCGGGAAAGCGGCGCAGGGTGGAGCCATGAAACGCAAAGCACATATCCCCGCATCAGCTGGCCCTCTTCATCGGTTCGCCAGCATCGCCACCGGCAGTCGCCGGGGGCACGGGGGCCGGATTTTCTTGCATGTATTTCAGGATTTTATCTGCCGTGCGCAGGGTGGGCGATCCATCGCCCGCTTCCCACTTGGCCCACGCAGCCCCCCCCAGCTTTGCAGCACGCTGCACAACCGTCGAAGGTTGAACCCCAAGCGCGTCCGCGTAGGCGCGCACCTTTTCCATGAACTGTTCCATAGCCCACGGATAGTCTTTTTATCCTATCGTCGCAAGGGATTTTAAGTCGATAGGCGGAAAAACCTATTTTGTTAAGGTATTGCCATGACAGACAGAACTTTTGCACAGCGGCTGAAGACCGTCATCGACAGCGATCCGGACCTGACGGAAGCTGGCCTTGCAACCAAGGCCGGACTGAGCAACAGCGTCATCCGCAAACTGCTGAAGGGAAACACGCAAAACCCGCGCGTGGATACCGCGATCAAGATTTGCGAAGCCCTTGGGACCACGCTGGAAGACTTCATGTCTGGTGCTTACGAGGCCGGGCGGGTTCCGGCTGACACAGAAGCGCAACGTATTCGGTCCCTACTGTCTCAACTATCACCGAACGAGCGCCGTCTTCTGATAACCTACGGAGAAGGGCTGCGCGATGCGCGGGGTGCTGGCACTGCAGCACTTCCTGAAGGCGATGAATGAAGTCTTCCTTTTGCAATGCACCCTCCCAAAATTTAAGAACATTAAGGGAACATTTACCAAGAATTTCAATCCCTAGATGTAGGGAAGGCGTGGGGCGCTTGCGCAGGATGTTGCGCGGGGTCAGCCTATTTGAGACGAAAAAAGGAGGAATCAACAGTGAAAATTAAAATTGCAACCCTGTTCGTCGCGATGGCGGCGGCATCCGGCGCACTGGCCGAAGTCATCGCGACACCAGAGCTTCAGGAAGACCTTGCAGCCTACGAAATGTCACCGGAAGCGCTTGCGACATGGATGCAGGATGTGCTGGACCAGCGCGGGCACGCTTGCAGTGAGGTGTATTCAATGGGCGGGCAAGTGCCTCGAACAGACCCTGAAACCCGCAGAAATGTCGCAATTACAGTCAGCTGCGAAGAGCGGTCATACTTCATCACAGTCGGCATAGGTCGCGGCTGGAAAGTTCACGACTGACGCTACCGCAGCTTTCCGCTGGAACGCATCACCCGGTGCGTACAGCCGAATCCAGCGGTAGGATAATTAGACTATTTCTGTTGACTTAGGATAATTAGACTACTAGCGTGCCCCCATCAAACCGATGGAGGCACCGATGCGTGACACTGAAGTCCAACCGCTTGTCAGCGATGACCTGCTGGCGGAACTGGCCAACCCCGACTATCCCCAGCAATGCGGCGACTTCGACGTGGAAACCCGCGCGATGCTGGCCACCGCTTTGCCCGAAATCTGCATTGAACTGCTGCGCTGGCGTCAGGCCGCCGCGAACCGCCCCTTTGCCTTGGCGCTGGCCCTGCGGTCGGAAGCCATCGAAAACCGGCTAACCGATGCCCGCCGCGCCATCCGCGCCCCGGACCCGATCCACCCCCGCGACCTGACCGCCGCCTGCGAAACCCTGCTGCGCCATTCGACCGACGCCGCCGAACGCGCCGCCGCATCCGATGTGCTGGCACAGATGCAGGAGGCAGCATGATGGAAATGCTGAAAGCCATGAACCCCGCTAAGGCGGCGGGCCTTGCTGCAGCGAAAGCGCAGGCCGAAGCGATGGCTGAAGTCGCCGCAGGCCGCAGCCCGCGCGGCTTTGGCTGGCGGATGTTGCCCCGCTTCAAGGTGGTGAACGGACGCCGCTCCCAGCTGCACGCCACGCGCGGCTGGAAATGCGTGGGGAGGGTGTCGTGATGGATGCCCTGAACAGCCGCCTTCCTGCCTTCCTGCTGAACTTGGAATGCCTGTCCGCCGATGGCCAGATGGACGCCTTTGTGAACGAGGTGATGGAAACCTTCGGACGGTTCGACCCGCCCGCAGGCGACCGCACACATCGGTGGGAACTGGACCTGCACGGCATCAGCGCCGATGGCGCGACCGAAGAAGAAGCGATGGCCAACTGGAAGCGTTTGGCCCGCCAGACCTGCAAACTGGACGGCACCGAAGATGACGGGTTCATCACGGTGCATCCGCCCATCAAACAGATTGGGGCCGCGTGATGACGATGCACGCACGCCCCACACCCTTGCCGTATGAAACCGGCACCACTGCCGGGCGCGGACTGCTCGCCGCTCCCGGCTCTTTTTTCCGCCGGTTTCGCAAAGCCACCGCAGGTGACACGGCCCAGCCCACAAGCCCGCAGCCGCTGTTTCCCGATCAGCAATGGCTGGTGACGTACGAACGCCCGAATGGCGACGTGGCCACCGAAGCCGTTCTGATTAACGGTGGCAACCTGCAGGCCGACATCGACACGCTGGCTAGGGCAGCGCTGCGCGACCAGCGCGACATCGACTGCGCACGCCTAATCCGCATCAGCATCGACTACCGCGCCACACCGGCGCGGGTCGAACTGCTGGACCGCATCACCCGCGACTACAACGCCCGCCTTCGCTTCGAAGCGGAATGCGGCTGATTTCAGGAGGTTCGACCATGACCATTGCAGGCTTCGCAGCCCTTGTCGCCAGCGGCATCACCATCGGCTTTGCCGCAGGGGTCGGCTTTGCCGCCGCCAATGCCGTCATGGCCGCTTTCTCGAAACGCGATTGACCACGAAAGGATTGCCCGTGTTCTACAAAGACGAAAACTTGGCCTTGTTCATCGACGGCCCCAATTTCTATTCCACCGCCCGCGCGTTGCAGTTCGACGTGGACTATAAGCGCCTGCTGGAAGCCTTCCAGACCAAGGGGCGGCTGCTGCGGGCCAGCTATTTCACCCCGCTGGCCGACACTGATGACCACGTGGCCATCCGCCCGCTGGTGGACTGGATGCAGTACAACGGCTGGAACGTGGTGACCAAGCCCGCCAAGGTCTTTGAAGCCGAAGACGGGCGTAAGCGCATCAAGGGCAACACCGACATCGAAATGGCCGTGGAAGTGATGAAGCTGGCACCGGCCATCGCCCATGCCGTGCTGTTCACCGGCAACCGCGACTTCACCCCGCTGGTCACGTTCCTTCAGGAACGCGGCACGCGGGTCACCGTGGTGTCCAGCATGCGCACGCAACCCCCGATGATTGCCGATGACCTGCGCCGCGCAGCTGACGCTTTCGTGGAACTGGACACCCTGCGCGATGCCATCGCCCGCAAAGCCCGCGACGGCGCTGCAGCCTGATGGATGACACCCGCGTCACGATAACGGCAGGCGACCAAACGGTGGAAACCACGGTCGCCGCCATGAAGGCGCGAACCGAAGAATTGCGCCGCATGAAGGGAAAGCCCCCGATGAAACCAGATCCCACTTTCGATTCTGCCGCCGATAATTCCTATCGGGTCACCGCCGAAGAACTGCGGTCTTTCATTGAACGCTTCGAACGTCTGGACGCGGAAAAGAAGGACATCGCTGACCAGCAGAAGGAGGTGATGGCCGAAGCCAAGGGCCGTGGGTACGACACCAAGGTGATGCGCAAGGTCATCGCACTGCGCAAGCGCGATGCCAATGATGTGGCCGAAGAAGAGGCCGTGCTGGAAATGTACAAAGAAGCATTGGGGATGGCCTGACCATGACCGCCCCGATGAAGCCCATCCCGATCAGCGCCGCCGAACGCATCGCGAAATCCTATGGCTATGACCAAGTGGTCATCATTGCGCGGCGCGTGGGCGAAGAACCGGAACCCTGCGGCGAACACGTCACCACCTATGGCCGGAACAAGGCGCACTGCGATGTCGCATCCCGCATCGGTGACTTCCTGAAATTCAAGGTGATGGGGTGGGCCAAGGACAATGCGGAGTGACCAATGCCAGACCCCACGCTGCACGGCAATGGCTACACCTGCCCAGCCTGTGAATTGCGGCGCGAAGCCGACCGGCAGCGCACCGTCTTCGGTTCAACCGACATTCCCTGCAATCAGTGCAACGGCACTGGTCGCATCGCCAAAACCGCCGCGCAAATCGTCGCTGAACAGGTCGCATGGGCGCGGGAACACTATTGGAGCCAAAAGCGATATGCCTGACCATCCCCGCATCATCGAATTCGGTTATGTCAACTGGCGCGGCCAGTTCGCCATTCGAACGGTCACACCGATCCGCATCTATTGGGGCGCGACCAAGTATCACCCGCAGCCGCAATGGCTGCTGGAAGGCTTCGACCACGACAAGAACGGCACCCGCGATTTCGCGCTGACGGATTGTGATTTCGCGGCCCGCCGTGACGCCGAAGAGATTGCCTTCTGATGCCGGTGCAGTTCGCAAACCCCAAGGAACGCGCGTTCCAGACCCTGCTGGCCAAGGACAAGGTGCGCCTGCGCAATCCGCAGACAGGCGAACTGCTGCACCTGTCCGGTCAGGGCACCACCACCGATGTCACGTGGTCATGGCTTGGCTATCACCACCAAGCCGAAACTCTGCGCAGCCGTGCAGCCATCAGGGGCGAAGACTGGCCATTCGTGCCCGTGCACCGCAACCTGCTGGACCCGGTACGGGAGGCGGAAGATGTCTGACATCACACCCCAAGCCCTGACCCACCAGCTGCGCGGCCTGCGCATGCCTGTGACAACCGAACTGGCGCTGCAGGACGCGCTGGAAGATTGGCTGACCAGCACCGGTACGCCCTTCGAACGCGAAGTGCGCATGGGGCCGAAAGACCGCATCGACTTCATGGTGGCCGACACCATCGGCATCGAGGTGAAAACCAGATGCCCGCGCCGCCAAATCTATCGCCAGATGGAACGCTACTGCGAAGGCGACCGGCTGACCGGATTGATACTGGTCACCGGCACATACCTTGGCCTGCCCGATCAGATTCACGGGGTGCCGCTGTTCCTTGTCTCATTGGGGAGGGGCGCATTGTGACCATCACCTATGGAAGCCTGAACCTTGGGGAAAACCCGCCGCACTGGCGCATCACCGACCTTCAGCCGCACGTCGCCATAGCTTTCAAGCGCCTGTTCACAAAGGTGCCGAAGACCGCGCAGGAAATCGTTCTGACCGACACCGACGAAAACCGCGCGGACCTGCACTGGTTCATGCAGCGCTATCCCCTGAAGCACACCCATGAAGCCGACCTGACTGCCGGTGTCGAACGCATCACAACGAAAGCCGCCGAACGCGAACGCATCCTGATGCCAGACTGGAAGCCCGCGACAGCATCCGGCTTTGTGGAAGGCCGACAGCCTTATGGCTATCAGCAGCAAGCTGCAGCACTGACAATTCAGAACCCGAACCTGCTGCTAGGCGATGACCTTGGCCTTGGGAAAACGATTTCCGCCTTATGCACACTGACCAGCGGCGCACCGTTGCCAGCCGCTATCGTGGTGCAGCCCCACCTTGCCGGGCAATGGGCAGACCGTGCGGAGGAATTCACAAACCTTCGCACGCACATCATCAAGGGCACCAAACCCTATGACCTGCCGATGGCAGATGCCTATGTGTTCAAGTATTCGAACATCGCGGGCTGGACCGATGTCATCAACACCGGCCTGTTCCGCACGGTCATTTATGATGAAGTGCAGGAACTGCGCACCGGCAGGGGCACTGCCAAGGGTGTCGCTGCAGACCTGCTGTCTTCGACAGCCGATGTTTCGATGGGCCTGACCGCCACACCGATCTACAACTACGGCGATGAAATTTTCAACGTGATGCAGTTCATCGAACCGGGCCTTTTGGGCAACCGCGATGAATTCATGCGCGAATGGTGCGATTGGGGGAAGACGGTCAAAAACCCGGACGCCCTTGGCACCTACCTGCGCGACAAGGGGTATTTTCTGCGCCGCACCGAATTCGATGAAACGGTGTCGGCACAGATGCCGCCCTTGAACACGGTCGATTGGGAAGTGGGCTGGAACGAGGGGGCAGCACAGGACGCCGAAGACCTATTCAAGACACTGGCGATGACCGTTCTGGAAGGGTCATTCGTGAAGGCCGGACAAGCTGCGCGGGAATTGGACATGAAGATGCGCCTGCTGACAGGCGTGGCCAAGGCCGACTCCGTTGCGGCCTATGTGGACCTTCTGCTGCGCGACAGCCCCCGCGTGCTGCTGGCAGGCTGGCACCGCGATGTCTATGACATCTGGAACCGCGCACTGCAGCACCATAACCCGGTCATGTACACCGGGACAGAAAGCCCCGCAGGCAAGCGCCGAAACGTCGAACGCTTCACCAAGGGCGATGCCCGCGTGATGATGATTTCCCTGCGGTCTGGCGCTGGCCTTGACGGCCTGCAGGAATACTGCAGCGACGTGGTGTTTGGCGAATTGGATTGGTCACCGCAGGTGCACAAACAGGTCATCGGCAGATTGCGCCGCCCCGGTCAGACCAGACAAGTCACCGCGCACTACCTGCACACCGCTGGCGGCAGCGATCCTGTCATCATGGACATGCTAGGGGTCAAGGCCGACCAAAGCCGGGGCATCATCGACCCGATGCAGGGCTTCGACGCCAAACAGATGGATGACAGCCGCATGCGCAAGCTGGCCATGGCAGTCCTTGGCCGGGAGGCAAGCGAATGACCCAACCGTCAGAAATCCACGATGACCTGCAGCGCGTGCTGGCGCTGGCGAAACGGGCCTTGACGGCACGCGATGACGCCGCCGCATGGTCGCGGGCACCTGAAAAACAGATTGGCCACCACGGGGCGTGCTGCGATGCACTTTGGGATGAACTGGAAAGGCTGGTGCAGATCCACGATGGCATCACCCCTACCATCGAACACCCCGCACTGCGCGAACGGCGGATTGCCAAGGAAATTCGCGGGCGCATCGTTTCTGAAATCTTGGAAATCGCCCGCGACCGCCTCGAGACAACGATGGATGGCGCATTCGTTTGGGAAGAACCGGGCGCGTTGACCCGGCACGAAACCGAGGAGTTGATGTGATGGCCGTCTATGTCGATGCACCCCGTCACCGCGTCGGTCGGATGGTCATGTGCCACATGCTGGCCGACAGCATGGAAGAACTTCTGGCGATGGCCGACCAGATTGGAGTGGCCCGCAAGTGGTTCCAGCACGCCAGCCATCCACACTTCGACATCTGCAAAGCGATGCGGTCCAAGGCGGTCGCTGCCGGGGCCATCGAAGTGAACCGCCGCCAGCTGGTCGATGTGGTGAAGCGATACCGCAGCAAGTGGTTCGCAGACCTTGACGAACGCGCCGCAGTCGAAGCGGCGAAAGCCGCCTGCGTGAAAGGACGAGCCCATGGCTGAACAGTCGAAAATTGAATGGACAGATCACACGTTCAATCCGTGGGAAGGATGCCAGAAGGTCGCCCCGGAATGCGACCACTGCTATGCCGAAAATCGCGACCAAAGGTTCACCGGCGGCATCCATTGGGGACCAAAGGCCCCCCGGCGCAGGACTAGCGCACAGAACTGGAACAAGCCGCGCCGGTGGAACGCGCAGGCCGAAGCCTTCCACGCCACCCACGGGCGGCGACAGCGGGTCTTCTGCGCATCGCTGGCCGATGTTTTCGACAATGCCGTGGCCAGCAGCTGGCGCGAAGACCTTTGGGCGCTCATTCGGGAATGTGACCAACTGGATTGGCTGCTGCTGACAAAGCGCCCACAGAACATCGCGAAGATGTTGCCGCCAGATTGGGGGGATGGCTGGCCCCACGTATGGCTTGGCACCAGCGCCGGGACACAGAAGACGGCCAACCAGAACATTCCGCACCTGCTGGCCGCGCCTGCGGCAATTCGGTTTGTCAGCGCTGAACCGCTTTTGGGAAGCATAGACTTCGCCGCAGTCCCGAAGGGGAAAATCAGCAAAAACATCACTATCTGCCACGGCGCATTGACCGGCGTCGATGGCCTTGGCCGCAGCGGCCCGCACATTGATTGGGTCATCTGCGGCGGCGAAAGCGGCCCGAACGCCCGCCCGATGCACCCCGATTGGGCACGCGACTTGCGCGACCAGTGCACCGCCGCCGGTGTCGCTTTCTTCTTCAAACAGTGGGGGGAATGGCAACCCTATTCCGAACACAATGAAACCATCGACCCCATTCTGTTTGATGAAGCGCCAGAAGAACATCCGGACGCTGACACCCGCCGCCGGTTCGATGGCATCTGCATGGACAGTGACGGCACAGAATACGATTTGGGAAAAAAGGGGCAGTTCCCAAAAGCACCCCACGGTGCGTTTGCAGGTCCGCGCCCTATGTCCATGCACCGCATCGGCAAGAAAGCCGCCGGGCGATCACTGGACGGACAGCAGTGGAACGAGGTGCCACGCGGCCTGCTGGAAGGGGACGCACCATGCCAGCCATGACAGCCGAAAAGAAAGCCCTGAATTACCTGAAAGCCTTCGAAGCCGAAGGGCGGGTTGTCAAGCGCGTGGTGATCGAGGGAAAACGAATCGAGTTAGAATTAGAAACGGAACCGGAAAACCTTTCGGAATTTGACAAAGTGGATATGCGATATGACAAAGCGGGAGCTTCCTAAATTCATATACCGACAACGCAATGGGCTATATTTTCAGCGGCGCGGCTGGCCTTCGCAAAAGATCAAGGCGGACTTCGGAACCCCCGAATTTTGGGCCGAATACGCCGCCATCCTGAAGGGTGACGAACAGCCCAAAGTCCTGCGCCGCAGCTTTTCCGCGCTCATTCGCAGCTACCACAAGTCGCCGCGCTATCGGAATTTGAAGCCACGCACGGCGCTGGATTATGACAAGTACACCGCTTTCATTGACGAACGGTTCGGGCCGCTGAACCCGGCCAACCTGCAGCGCAAGGATGTGATCCGCCTGCGCGACCAGAACGCCGAAAAGCCGTACTTCGCGAACTATGCGGTGAAGGTCATCCGCATCCTGATGGAACACTGCATCGACCTTGGGTGGCGCACTGACAACCCTGCCAAGGGCGTGTCGCTGCTGAAGGTGGACACAGACCCACGACTGCCATGGCCGCAAAGCCTGATAGACGATTTCCGCGAAGCCGCCCCCCTTGGCACCCGCGAACGCCTTCTAATGGAGTTGTGCCTTGGGTCCGGCCAGCGCATCGGTGATGTGCTGGAAATGCGGTGGGGCGACATTCAGGACGGGGGAATCACGGTCAAACAGAACAAGACCGGGAAACGGCTTTGGGTGCCCATCGTGCCCGCGCTTCAGGAGGCGCTGGACGCGGCACCACGCCGGTCGCTGTTCATGCTGACGAACCACCGCGCGACCAATCGCTGGTCATATCGCGGCGCTTCGCAGGCCATTCGGAAGATCAGGGAAGACATCGGGGCGCTGGACTTCGACATCCACAGCTGGCGCTACAACGCGGCATGCGAACTGGTCGAAGCGGGATGCAATGACGAACTGGTGGCCGCAGTCACCGGGCAAAGCCCCAAGATGGTCGCACACTACACCCAGCAAATCCGTCAGCGCGTGCGGGCAATCGAAGCCCAAAGTCGCCACAAAAAGCCATAACGCCACACCCTGTTCTTGGCCCGAAAAACGAACAGAACAAAAACAGAATGTTTAGACATTTGCTTAGACGCGATTTCAAGCTAAAGCGAAAAATCTTCTAAGTGCTTGAAATTAAATGGAGGCGAGTACCGGAATCGAACCGGTGTACACGGATTTGCAATCCGCTGCGTAACCACTCCGCCAACTCGCCTCGGCCGCGATGACGCGGCTGGCACATGGG